GAAACAAATAAAGATGATCAAAAAGAAAAGTACAATCAAATTATTAACAAATTAAAAGACAAAAAGAAAGCATCTAGTGCAGTCTATAAAGCTTCAAAAGATAAAATTTTAGATATATAATTTACTATATATGTTACATGGAAGTAAAATCCAAGTCAATGTATCAAAAATTTCTTGATATGCAAAACGAAATTTTGGTCCATAAATGGATAGAAAGCGAAAAGGCTGGACGCGATATTGGATTTGAAACGGCGTTAATAGATTGGATGGAGAAACATAGAAGATATTGGACTGAATCCGTACACAAAAACAATTAAACTTTATTATTTATCCAAAGTTGTGCGTTGTAATAGGATGCAATATCTGGAAGTATTTGTTTTTTTATACCACGCTCTTGTGATCTTAAATTCAATTCCATTATAAAATAACCGTCTGCTCTGTATAGATTCCAAAATCTAAGTTCGTTTACTATTTCAGTTTTAAAACATATTTGACCTATATCAATTTTTTTTATCATTATGTTTTCTTCACATGCAAATCTAAAATCGCACTGTTCGTTATATTCTTGACTGAAAAAAATCATTTTTGTATCATCTTCGGTAACATAATCCAACAATTTAAAATTAGGGTGCATTAAATTGTCATCGTCTAATGCATAAAACCACTGTCCTTCCTGTATAACTGAATCAAAATAAAAATCAAACATATTCCACATTGTTATTTGATCTTTAAATTGTGTATATTGAGTATTTTTATAACCAGATATATCTACTTGATCTTTATCGTATGGTGCAATCAGATGCCATCTGAAATCTATGTTTAAATTAGTAATACTTTTATAACAATTTTCTAACCAATCATGTGGCTTTTCGTTTAATAATTTATCTTTTCTTGTGTATCTAGTTACTATATGATACAAATTATTTTTCACGGATATATATAGAATTTTTATATTTAAATTAATTTTTTATATTTATAAACATGGCACCAATTATCAATAATGTTTATCCACAACTTGGTCCTGTAGGACAAGGAGTTGTCATATCTGGTGAAAATTTTATTTCTAATCAAATTCAAGTTTTTTTCGGTTCAACCGAAATTACTCAATTTAAGTGTTTTGAACAATACGGCGAAATAAAATTTAAATTACCAGCAAATTGTTCAGGTACTGACTTTTTTAAGGTTGTTTCACCCGAAGGTGAGTTTACTACAGATATAGCCTACACTGTAGGAATACCAACTGAACCGTCTAGTGTTGTTGGTGTAGTAGAACATCCAGGAGTTCGAGGTTGTGTTTATCTTTATGCTTCTAATCTAACGTGCGGTACTACTACAATTAATTATAATGGTACAAATTTACCTGTACAAGTTTACACGCCAACTGAAGGTTCATTTGAAAAGATTAATGAACAAGACATAATTACTTCTTTTACTCTAACTACTAGTAATGGTTCTATTACACATACAATTGATTAGATTTTTCTTGTATCTGTTGGAATATAGTGTATAGTTTTTACTGAAGTTTAAACAAAAACACTTAGGTTTTTGTCTAGTAACTTTATAATTGTAGTTCAAATAAAAATGAGTAAAACTAAAAAAGTAACAAAAGAAAATGTCGGGGAAAAATATGTTGTATTGAGAAATGGTCGTTTGGTATCAGATATTCAATATGATTCAATCAAGGATGCTAATGAAGAACTTTCACATTGGCAACGTATTATTCAACGGTGGCCGGATGGAACAAAGTTGACGGTTGCTAAGTTTGATGCAAAATCACATTATTAATTAATATAAAGTTATGGGATTAAGAGAACAAATTAAAAATGCTTCATCAGTAGATGAGGTAAACACACTAATTTCAAAAGGTAAATCTTTTGATATGGCATCGGTACGTACAAGACAATCTTGGAGATCGACCGCTAGATTTAGAATTGCACAGTTGGATAGTAACAATCCAGTACAAACACCCAAATCTCCGATAAAATCGGAAAAGAAAAAGACTGTTAAGACAAAAAAGTAAAAATAAAAAAATTAAACCTAAGACGCCAAATTACTTTGGCGTCTTTTTTGTTTTTGTTATTGTTATTGATATTTATATGAGTATGGCGAAAGTAAAAATGTACGTTACGCAACTGTTACCATCGGAGTTTGATGAGTTAGAACAATTTATTATACAAAACAAAAATTTACTTACTAATCAAGTTACTGATAGCATTGAACATGCTATACAAAACGATCTAAGTGTTGTAGAAGTCTTTAATTTTAAGGATTCAGATTTTATTATTACCTTACAATCTGAAACGTTTATGGAAAATCTAAACAATATTTACAAATACTATATTGACAGTGAACAATATGAAAAATGTAAACATGTTAAGGATTTGGAACTTTTATTAAATAACAAAAATACAAATGAAAAAAGACAAAAGCCCAAAGGTTCATCAAAACGAAAAAATAAAAGAAACACTGACAATCAACAGTAAAGTTGATTTTACAGAGAAACAGAAACTATTAATCAATATATTACAAAATAAACAAACAAAATTAGTCTTTTTATCAGGTCCAGCAGGTAGTTCAAAAACGTTTATTTCCGTTTATTGTTCACTCAATCTATTAAATGATAAACGAGTTAGCGAGCTAATATATGTTCGCAGTGCAGTAGAAAGTGCTGATAGTAAACTTGGATTTTTACCAGGTGAAATGGACGAAAAAATGAGTCCGTATATACAACCACTAGTTGATAAACTTGAAGAACTTTTACCAAAATTTCAAATAGATAAACTTAAAAAAGATGAAAGAATTTTAGGTGTTCCTGTTAATTTTTTAAGAGGATTAAATTGGAACGCTAAATGTATTGTAGCCGATGAAGCGCAAAACATGACTAAAAAAGAATTAATAACTCTTATTACACGTGTTGGTGAGTTTAGTAAATTGTTTATTTGTGGAGATCCCGATCAAAGTGATATTAATGGAAAGAGTGGATTTTTACCAATAATGACATCATTTGATGATGAAGAAAGTCGAAATCATGGCATTTTTGTATTTAAATTTACAGAGGAAGACATAGTGAGAAGTGAACTGGTTAAATTTATATTAAAAAAACTTAAAAATAATAACTAACTTATAGTTATTTATATAACATATGGCAGTATTATCCAACAAAGGTAAACGTATTGATGAATTGGTAAGTCTTAATTCTAATCAGATTTCAAATGTGGATCTATTAGTAATTCAAGATGTACAACCCACGTCCACTACAAAAAATGTTTCTTTTCAAAGTTTAAAGGATAAAATTTCAACGGATATACAATCCTCACAACTGACACTTTTTCCGTCGTCAGGTAACAATTTAATTTCTGCTAGTAAAATACATGTTACTAACAGAGGTACATTTCACGATTTAAGAGTTTTAAACAGTATAAACCTTCCTGATACTACCTCTTTTAATAATACAATAACAAACTTTAATAATGTAAATATTACCGGATCAGCTACAATATACAACGTTACTGTAACAAACAGATTAACTGCTGCAAATATTACTGGTAGTTTAAAAGGTACAGGTTCTGTGAGTAGAAGGTCAATCTCAGCAAGTCACGCATTGATATCAAATACCACATTGTTTTGTGAAACAACTGCTATAAATGCTGACACATCGTCTTTCTTGGTTTATTCTGGTACACCAAATGGCACCGCAAGTTTTTCTATAAAAACACTAACTTCAAGTTTTTCTTTTACCGCAATTAGTTCAAGTTATGCTGATTTTGCTTTAAATGCTGATTCCGCTACAACCGCTAATAATGCTATTACATCCGATAATGCAAATAATGCTTATACAGCTTCATATATTTTATTTGATGGTGCCATTTTACAAGGTTCGTTTAATGGTACATCAAGTTTTGCGACAAATGCAAAATCTGCGAGTTTTGCGACAAATGCAAAAACCGCTAGTTATTATGACAAAGTTCCTGTATTTGGTAGATTTTCGGCAGATTTAACAACGGTAAGCTCTTCAACCTTTACTACATCGCCAGTTACTATAACTATGCCGTCTGGATACACTAAATGGGAAGAATTTTCATTGGAATGTATTACAAATTTAACTAATAATGGAGGTGGTACTATTAGTG